TAGGTTTTTTTGTTGAAAACATATAATGGTTTTTACCCAAATAATAACCATTTGTTACTTTAGAGGCTTTATAAAACAATCCCCAATCTTGAAAACATTTTCTATCCTCATCAAATCCCCCAATAGATTCAAATACATCACGCTTTATTGGTGACATTGTACAAATATAGTTCATTGTCTCTAATAAATATGGATCATAACCTTGTGAGTGAAATGCTGTTGTATCTTCAAATCTATAATTGGAATAACAAAAACCTATATTAGGAACTAATTCAAATGCATGTAAAACGTCTCTAAGTACTCCTGGGTATAATTTGCAGTCTGCATCGATAAAAAACAAAATGTCACCCCGAGAGTTCTTGGCTCCATGATTTCGTGCAGCACTGGCACCTGAATTTCGTCCGAGTGTATAGATACTATATGTATAATTAACCTTGTTTTGTAGGGATTGAAGTAATTCACTTGCCTTTAGATCCTCTCCATCTATTACTATTACAACATTAAAATTTTTATAATCTTGATCATCTATTGATCTTAATAAATGCTCAATTGTATCGTAATTCTTATAAAATGGTATTATTATATCAATCATTTTTATATTTATTTTCATTAACAAAACTCATATAAACACTAGATAATTTATCAATATTTATACCAGTTTTTTTGTTTTCCACTTCTTCTTTCATTACTTTTTTTATTATAGTAATTTCATTTATTGAAAGGTTAATAAAATCATCATCACATTTCCCTATTTTATTTACAACATCATTATATAAAGTCATATCTAAAATATTTTTCCACTTATCACGATTATTACCAATAATTTTTAAAACAATATACGTTTGATTGTCATTTTTGGCTATAATTTCATCTAGTTCTATTTTTGGGTTTTCTACCTGATTATATGATAATTCAATTTCTTTTTTTTCTTCATCATTTAATCTTATTATTTTAATTGTTTTCATGCTATTCCTTATCAAAATTTTTTTATTCAATGTTAGAATTTTAACATGTTACTTGTTAAATGACAACAGCCAAGTGGATAAGGCACTTGGCTGTTGCTTTAACTATTTTATAGGCTTAATAGATTAAAATCTAGAATCTTTTCTCAGGAAATGATAATCCGATAGTTTTTGAGCCATCAATATCTTCAATTAATTTAACATCATATTTAGAATATAAATCACGAACATCCTTGGAGCAACACTTATCTGTTATAAATGCAATAAGCTCAGTTAATGCTTGTTCCTTTCGTTTAAAATGCCTCTTCATCTTTTCCACATCATTATCTAAAAACCCTGTTAGCTCTGGAATTTCATCCCGCTTAAAAATTGGGATATAATTATAATATTTTCTTTTCATATAAAAACCTCCTTAATAATTACTTGGCAAAAGTATATTAAACGACTTCACAAATGACAATGGCCCAGCGAATAATCCGCCAGGCCATTTAGCATTTTATCCTCAGTGAGAAAAACTTCAAAGAACTTTTTTACTGAGGGTAAATCAATAGGCTAAACTAGCTTATAAACCAGTTGTCAAAATCCAAAGTCCAGCAGACTTGTTCAAAACTTTACCTACTGCGGTAATGCTGAATCCAGCTTGCTTTATTTTGTTGGTTGGATCATTAGTAGATTGTGGCCCAGATTCTTTCAAGTAGAATGAGAATCCTTTTCGTCCACCATCAGCACCCGTAACATCAGCAACCCCGTAAGCTTCCTCACCGAATAAAAGTGAACAATAAAGATTACCAGATGATGTGCTTAACGTATCACCAGATAATGGGAACTTGTAAGCTTGTGTTGATTTGTGAACAGTTACACCAGCAACCACACCGACTTCAGATGGTGATTTTCGTGCTGCTTCTGCACTTGTCGGGCTAAACCATCCTTTAAAACCTGGATTAGTGGTTATTTGATATGCTACATCAGGATGTGTAATTAATCCGTAATTTCCATCAGATAAAGTTGGAACGTCTTTACCTTCAAGTACAGAAACACCATGCTGAATAGTTTTCATAGTCATTGCAGATGCTGCGAATGATGTAACAAGTGCCGATTGTGCTAATCGAGTTTTATTATGATACATTGGGAATCGATCACCAGATGCAGCTTGATCATGTGACCATACTCTTGCAGTTATACCAGATGAATTCAATGTACCACCATCAATGGCTAGGTTGTTCATATTTACAGATGAAGCAGCCGCAACATCAGCAACAGCCATACCGATATCGTTACGTACTAATTTATCAATAGTTTTTGCACCTTGTTGCTGAACCATTTTAACCGCTTTATCTAAAATATTATTTCGAGCAGTTAAAACAGCGTAGCGAGACAATTGCACAAATGAATCACGCTCATGCAATGTTGCAGTAACAACTTGTGCTGAAAGGTACGATTGCTGTGCTGTGAATTCGTCTGTGTCATCTTTATAAAGAGCGTCAATTTTTAGATAACGATCAAAGTTGATTGTTTTCCCTTCACTCTTTGGTATTTGAGCCGTAACAGGTGCCAAGTTGTAAAACTGTGTCATTGGCTCGAAATCTTGTAAAACCTTTTTTGAATACCATGTTCCGACTACGCTAGTAATCGACGCATGTTTGGATTGTTGGTCCGCCATAATAATCATTCTCCTAAATTTTTATTTAGTAAAATGTTTTATTAATATTCAGATTTAAGTCGTGCTTTTCTTCTTATTATCTAAAACAAATTAAAAAGAAATACCTTGCGCTTTCATGTGCGCTTCGTATTCTTCCATAGACATTTCGTCTAAGGATTTATTAATTGTTCTGGAATTTACTTTCGCTCCACTACCAACAGTTACAGCCCTTCGCTTGAGTTTAGATTTATCTACAGAAGGTGGAACACCTTGAGTCTCTTGCATAGATTGCTGCGCTTGTGTGGCTATGAATTGTTTAAGCCATCCTTTTTTATGATAAGTATTGTCTGGGTCTTGAACCATTGTTTGCATTGCAGTTTCTTTAATAGAATAAAATAACTGCGGGTTAAACGTTTCCAAGTTTGCCCATATCTCATCATGTTCTTTTGCAATAGATTCTTTTTCAATTAAACTTGCATTAACACTAGCTTGCTCTCTCTCTTGTAGTTTTCTTTCAATGATTCTATTAATAGCATCAATATCATCTTGTTGATAACTAGCGAGCAATTCATCATCTGCGTTTTTGATAGCTTTATCATTTAAGGCATTTTGTTGCGCCTGCAATGACTCCAGTTGTTTTCGCATTTGATAAATCTCATTGTTTTGCTGTGAGATTTTTGTGTTAGCTTGCTTTTGCATTTCTAACAAATCTTTTGCAGTTTTGCCTTTGTAGGCTTCGGGCACATCGTCGCCCTCTAGTACTGGTTCAGTTTCTTCTTGCTCGGGGTTTGACTCTTCGGTCTCCTCTGTTTGAGCTTCTACGTCTGTGTTTTCGTCGGAAGTTTGAATAGGCTCTTCTTGCACCGGCGAGGAGTCAACATTAGTTTCACCATTCTCAATTTGAGTCATGTAGGTGTCTAACTCCTCCTCACTCATGCTATCTAAGTCTATCTCTTCATTAAAGTTTGTTGTCATATTATTTAAGTCCTTATCTTATAATTAATACTTAGTTTAATTATTCGCCATAAACAGCTTTATCGTCTGTATCTCTTGAAAATTCCTCTTTGAATTCTTTGACAAAATCAGAATATGCTTTTTTAACATTTGCATTATTCAAAATATCTTTTAATTTAGATTGAGCAACATCAACACTGTGTGAATTAATACGGCCATATTTTTCAGCTAAACGACTTCTGTTAGTCGCTGATTTAGCACCCTTGCTAAACCCAAACCGATCAATTAGATCTGTAATATAAAATCCGTCCATTTTTTTACCGTTAAGCACGTTATATGCATTTAATAAATGCTCAACACTAACATTAAAATATTGTGCTGCACGAAATCGGCATTTAGCTACATCTTCATTTTTATTAGCTCTGATAAAATCTGGTCTAAATTTTTCTACATCAATCATTCGGCCAGTTGGAACTAATACTTCTTTAATTCGACCACGTTCATAAACAGGTTTTTTTATAGATTCCTCGACTTGAACCATGCACTTATAAACTTTTTCATCAAACTTATAATCTTTTTTAACAGATTTTGTTGTTTTTTTTGGTTTATCTTCTTTATTTTTTTTAGTATCTTCAATTTGGCCTGTCGATTCTTGTAAGTTATCAACATTTTCGTTTAATTCTTGATCCTTATCCATTAATATCATCTCCCGTCATTTCATTTAGTAATAAATTATATATTTTTTTTAATGCTTCTCTTTCTATTGCAGTATTTCTTAATCCTTCCACATCGTACAACGTAGCAAAGCTTTCAATTTGTGCTAAATTTGCTGATTGCAATGTATCATATATTCTTTTTATATCATCTTTATCTAAATATCTTTTCATTAATTAACTTTTTGTCCTGTCATAGCTTCGATACTTGCCTCAGCTTGTTTTTCAACTATTTTACCCTCTGTCTTTACTTCTGTTTCAAATTGAAATTGCTCCATATCCTCTAAACGTTCTTTTTGCCTCAGCGCTTCTGCTTGTTGTAGTTGTTGTTGCTGCGCTTCTTGCTGTGCTTGCTGAGCAGCTTGAACCTGTTCTTCATCTAGCCAAATATCATTTACTGCATCGTCTTTTATACCAAATGACCGCAATAATTTATCACTATATGCTGTCCAGTTAATTCGTTGATTAATTTGTGGAACGGATGCTGCAAACTGTGCAAATTGTGTATACCCTTGTTGTTGTGAAATCTCGTTTGACAACTCTAAATTACCCAAGATTCTAACATTAAAGTCAGCAAATAAATCAGACATTTTATCAATTTCTAGATTCTCTTTTAAAGCCATAATTTTTTCT